TAATCATTCCAATACCCATGCTAGTATTATTATTAATAATTTTGTAATTGTATTCACTCTCTATAATCATTCTCTCCCAGAAATAACCAACTAATGAACCACCATCACATAAAACTGGATTTTGATAAACATCATGAAATCCAATCAATGCTGGTACATTCAAATATTTAGCAAATGCCTGATAATCATAAGATGCGTCATGGTAATCATGTCCACCATCAATAAATAGAAAATCAACTTTTCTACCATCAAGAATTGCCTCTAATTCACTATGTGCCTTGCGATCAATAGTTGGAATAATATTAATTTTATATTCATCAACTAATTTATTAAATGATTTTTTCTCATCTGGTGTCTGTGGATTTGTTAATGGATCAATCCCTATTACTAAATCAGGATTACTGACTGCCACCCAAGTAGCGATTGAGGCATTATTGGCTGTTCCAATCTCTAAAATAACTCTAGGGTCAAACTTTTGTACCCATCTTGCCGCTATTTCAAGCTCAAATGGGTCTTGATAACTAAACCAATTTTTGACTGCATTTTCAGCTACTTTTTTACAATCTACTGTGGATATTCTTCTCGCTACCATTTGTAGTCCTCTTTTTTAGGTTTATAAAACATGCTTAAGCCCCTCGGTGTACTGAAATGAAACGGTACTATTTTTTTTGATCTAACTAACAATGCTAATTCATCTGGAATGATGCCATAAGGCCAGGCAAACCCATGTTCAGCGTTGGGTATCTGATGCATGTGCCTGTGTAAATCATGAATTAAAACATAGCCACCAGGCTTTAAGCTAGGATAGAATCTAACTAATTCACCAAATCTAGTTTGTGGCTCAGTATCTAGAAACATAAAATCAAAATCATCAACAAAACCCTCTATTTTATTTACATCTCCTAATTCTGATTTTATATAATCATTTAAGCCCAATCTCTCAAATCTTTTCTTGGCTACTGCGTGAATCTCTGGTAAAAACTCAAGTGTTACCAATTTACCAAAACCATTGTGTTTTAATCCAAATCCCATGTAACTTGCACTAATACCCCAATGTGTGCCAGTCTCAAGCACTTTTCTTGGCTTAATCAGTCTCATAAAGGCATATAGAAACTCACCAACTTCACACTCCACCCCAGCATCATTAAATGCTGAGTATTCACTAACCGTATTTCCCCACTCTCCCTCATTATGAAGTTCTAAATTAAATCCCTTATCATATTCTCTATTATCTAAATCCTTTAATTGCTCAGTTATTGTCTGCATCTAAAAAATCCTTCCATTGTTTTTTAATTGTTGTCTTACCAAAAAACTTAATTGCCGTTTCCCTACCTCTTCTTGAAATATCTCTAGCGACTGGGGTATTCTCAAGTAATCTCTTGGCGTATTTAATAATATCATCAGGCTCATTAGCTATATAGCCATTAGTTCCATGATGAATAATCTCATCTACTTCAAAGAAATCAAACTTTTCAAACCCATCAATATTAGCTTTTTTCTTCCCAATAGTGATTACTGGTAAACCAGTCATCATAGCTTCAATAACTGAAAGTGTATAACTGGCTGGATAAGTACCGCCATAAATCATCACCTTTGACCTACGCATAGTTTCTTTTTGAAGTTTATAAGGTAACTCTCCGCCATTAAACTCGCCTAAATCCTCATTCCCTGTGCCATAAACTTTACCACCTAAATCTTTAATGACTGGCATAATTTCATCATAATGACAGAATTGTCGCCTACCTTTAAGTGATTGAGTAAAGTTAATGACTGAATTATCAACTCCCGACCAACCCTGATACTCCATGGGGTCTTTATAAAAGCGAATCAACGTACTTTCACCTGCATAACCAACAAGATTCCGTTCTTTTGGTGAGTATCTGACTATCTCTAGACCCTGTTTAACTAATGGCTTGATTTTATTCTCTATCCCAGTTAAGGATTGACCTATTGTTCGCCAAATCACCCTCTTATGTTTAATTCTCTCCCAATTCTGGAGTAATACATTGGGTGAGTGCATAATAATAAAACAATCAAAAGGATCAATTAACTCTGGTGGTAAATTTGTTTTAGGAGTTGATCTAGCTAATTTAGCAAACTCTGGATAATATTTAGCATCTGGGATACCTGGTCTAGGTAATGTGTAAGCACCATCTGGATCGGTATAAGCGCCATTACTAAAAACCTCATGCCCCAATTCAGTTAATAATGAAACTTCATCAAAATTCAAGAACCGCATGACAACTAATATAGTGTATATGCATTTCCTTATACCCCCCTTCTTTTTGGCTTCAAATATTTATTCCAAACCCCCCAGCCATAAGTATCAGTTGTTTTATGACACTTACTGCAAAGAGTTTTTCCATTAGATATTTCAAATAGTGGTTTTTTATCTTTTATTAAAATGCTTAATGGGATAATATGATGTGCTTCTAAATTTTTCCCATTACCCTCAATTCCACAAATTACACATTTATAATCATCTCTTTCATATACTGCTTTTCTCCAATTTTTATACTTTGTACAACTTCTTATAACAACTTGCTTTGCTGTTAAACCACCTTTCCAGTTTGGGTTTTTACTACCTTTTGCACTACCATTTTTAACTCTAGAGTCAGATAATTTCTTTTTGTGGCTTTTACCCATTTTTTTACCCTTATTCCATCCATCAATCTTAAATGGAGTGTAATATTTATAAAAACATTTTCTTGAACAATACTTGCCATGACCCTTTCTTATTTGACCAGGTGTTAAATAAAACTTTTTACCACATGGACAAACAACTTCTGTTTTTTCTTTTTCCAACCAAGGGGTTTTTCTTCCTTTTAAAGCCTGACTTATTTTATCTCTATGCTCTTTAGTGAATTTTGTACCTTTTTTAGTTGCCATAATTTTATTATAACACCATGACATGATATTCATAATGCCTTTTCAAATTTAGTTTGTATTGCCTTTAATCTATGATACATAATTTTACCCACAGCTTTAGTACTAAAATTCTTTAACACCAATTTTCTACCCTCTTTGCCCATTTTATTATCTTGATTTTCATACATCCACCTCATAGCTTTTCTAAGTGCTGGAATACTGACCTCACCCCACTTCATATCTTGTGTGTACCAGGTTTTATTTCTAACCTCACCCCTGATTGGCACTAATTTACATGGTACTAATAATGCTTGATCTTTATTCATATATTCATGGATACCACCTAAGTCTGTGCTGATAACTGGTTTCTCGAGTAACATGGCTTCCATCTGTGGGATGCCCCACCCCTCGCCCCTGTGAGCAGAAACAAAGCAGTCCATTGTTTTATGAAATCTATAAATATGCTCCCGATTCATTAAGTGTTTATAAATAAACACATCAGCATATTTATCAAATTGCAATTTCTTTTTGACTAATCTAATCTGACCCTCAATATTTCCATAGTTTTTCTTCATGAAATCATTCCGATAGGTCTTGAGAGTAAGTGATACATTTTCACCCTTGGTAAACTCCTGCCAAAATGCAATTAGTAAGGCTTGGGGGTTTTTCCTCTCTATCCACTCAAATACAGAATAAAATTTATAAGTTTCCTGATTTTCAACATGATAAGGTCTGATTTTCTCTATATCTAAATCAGTATCAATCGCCTCAGGAATGATCTGAATAGGTTTAGTTACCCCCGCCTTTTTAATAGCATCAGCACCAAACTTTGATCCAGTCCAAATCTCATCACATAACTGCACCTGCATAGCAAACTCTTTAGGCAAGCAATCAGTTTCCCAAAATACTCTACCAATATGATATTTTTCCTTTTCAAAAAATTGTGGATAAACATTGGGTGTAGTGTGGAGAATCTTAACTCTATACCCTATTTTTTTATCAATTAAGTTTTTGCACAACTGACCCAAAGCCCCATAATCAGATTTTTCCCTAGTATATCCAGGTGCTTCAACAGTTACATTAACACCAGCACCAACTAGAGCCTTAACATCATGACGTGAGGCTTCCCCGTATCCTGAGTAGTCTAATACACTTCCCGTATATTTCAATTTCATGTTTAATTTTAATTTAGTCTAAAATATAATTTTCTTTTTTAGTCTGGAATTCTTTACCGCAAACAGCACAAACTTTAGTTGCACCATCTTGGGGTACATCAGCCCAAAATGCGACATTAGTACAAGCATCACAGAAATATCTATATTTCCCTGTTTTAATTTTTACTTCTTTAAGAGCTGTTTTCTTCTGCTCTTTTAACTCAGACTTGATCCCATCAACCCTGATTTTCTCAATCTCTTTTTCAGGTTTATGCTCTTGTTTCTGTTCAGGTTTTTTATATGAAAAATTTTTTTTCATTTGACCCTTTCTAGTGGTAGTACATTTTTCAAGTTTCTTTTTATAATAGGCTTGATATGGTACTCCATTAATAATTTATTCAACCGCTCTGCGGTCTTAGTCCAAGTATACCTTTTAACATACTCACTTGCCATTTTACCTTTACTTCTAGCCTCTCTCTGATGTTCAAACACATATCTCATTTGCTTACGCAAATCTTTAACTGAGCATTTAACCATATGACCCACATCTTGATTTTTATAAGCAGAATAAGTAGCGGGTACTTCACCCTCAACTTTAACCGAATACATATATTGAGAATTAAAATATTCACTAATTCCATGAGCATTAGGCACAATGACTGGTAAACCAGTTGCCATAGCTTCAAGCGGTGTTAATCCAAATCCCTCTCCTCTACTTGGAAATACAAAACAATCTGAGTTATTTAATAACTCTCTCATTTCACTATTATTCATTTTGCCAGTAATCACTTCAATATTCTTATATTGTCTTGGATTGATGGGCATAGCACTTGGGATGTTGTTTGATGTAGTTTTAAGCACTAACTTCACCTTTTCATCTTGAGTGAATTCTTCTGTGAACGCCTTAAATAGCTCTAAAAAGCCTTTTCTCACATTGAATGCGTTATAATGAACAAAAGTGAATATCTTCCGTTTTCTACGCTGAAAATACTCATAAACTCCATCATCATATCCAAGAGGGATAACTTTACTCTTGACTCCAGCTTTTTTGAAAACACCCTGACACCACTTGCTCGGTACAACTACTTCATCTGCTTCAAGTAAATATTCAGCCCAATCCTCAGGAATTTTATCAGATTCAAACATAGTAAAAATAATTCTATATGGATTGCCCATTCTCATAATTGAATAGGGAGTGTGTAATAACAAACCAATTTTTTGATCCTCATCTTGAGTTTTAACCACAACATCTAATGCTCTTAACTCTCTAATCAGATTCTTTGAAACTACACCATAACCATCCGTACCGCCTGATTGGGTAACAGTAGCTAAATAAACTTTGGGTGAGTGAGGTTTCTTCTCCCGATCTTTCATGGCTTGCACCATAATATATCTGGATTGTATAAACGCTTTTTCTTCTCTTGGAGTGATTTTACTAAAACCTTTTTCTAAAAATTCTAGTGCCTGTTTAGTATCATCAATGGCGACAATTCTACCGCCAGGATTTTTCAAGTGCATATATTAATATTAGCACCAAATTAATTTAGTGAATAGGAACAAAAAGACCAGGGTTTGAAGCCTGGTCTGATTGGATAGATCCTAATTTTATTTTAGAAACTTTCAACCTCTACAACTCTGCGGTTGTCTAAAACTGCTACCCCATAGAGTAGGTCTAAGGTGATTTTTAATCCACCCAAGCCTGTGTCCCATGAGCTAACAACTCTCAAACCCACATTTGTATCGGGATCAACAACTACTGTGCTGATAGCGCCATGTCCTGCTGGAACGCTAGGTAATGGTCTTGTGGCAAGCACAAAAGCATTTCTAGTGTAAGCAAGGTTATGGTAAGCGACTGGAGAACCAGACACTTGAATACTTTGGGACTCAAAGATATTCAAACCATAAACATTGAACAAAGCACCAGATTCAATAACTCCAGCTTTACCGATTGCATCAGCTCTGGCGTACTTATCAGTCTCTAGTAATTCATTAATCATAGTAGCATCACAGTAAAGATATTTAGTCTCTAACTTTGGTACTTTCTGATCAACAAAAAACTTTCGGATGTTAAGCATTGAGCTATCTTTAGTAGCATCACTGGTTGCATCAAAAGTAACGGTATGAGTCAAAGAAGCATGTAAACTTGCAATAGATTCTTCAACGGATTCTGCTAGAGCAATAGCGGCATCCTCAGCATACCCAGCTAGGGTATCTTGATTCTCCAAAACTGCTGTAACATCATCAAGTAGGAAAGTTACTTCTTTATGAGTGTCCAAACTTACATCAACGTTAGTTGCTGTTGGATTCTGCAAAGTAAATACGCTACCTGCGACTTTAGTATTTGCGGTTACAGTACCTCTTTTAGGGATACTTAAAGTTTCCCCAACGGTTGCTGGTGACCAGTCAAAATTTCTTGATACTGTTTTCGCTAAATTCATGTAACTGGCAAATCGCCCTAAAGCCATTTGTGCAATTATGGTTGGAATGAATTCGGCATTGGTTGTGTTGTTTAAAACATCTGCCATATTGATTTTCCTTTATATGCGTTATTTAGTTAGATCATTTACAATCAGACCTAAACTCAACGCCTTTTTAATATCTTCTTCATTTTCCCTAAAGAATTTTACATCCTTTAGTTGACTTGCCTTGAATGTCTTTGGTGCATTTTCTCCGCTATTAGCAGGGTTTGTACCCTTGCCGACAGTGGTATCAATGTTACCAACCAAAAATGGTTTCAATTCAAGCAATGACTTAACCGCCTCTGCTACACCTTCAATCCCGTCATCTGTGACTTTGATTGATTTGCGATCAATTAGCTTTGAAACTGCATCTGAATCAATCGCACCTTGTTTGATTGCCTCAGCTTGAATAGCGGTTGCTATTCTTCCAGTTTTAATTTTGCCCTGGAGTTCTTCATTCTCCTTTTTACGGGTTTCAGCTAATTCTTTCCACTCCTTATTTTTTTCCAGGTCAGCTTGTTTTTGAGTCTTTGCGGACTCTTCCAATTCATCTGCCTTTTTCGCTCTATCATTGAGTTTTTTGAAGCGATCATGTTTCCATAATCTTTTATCCTCAAAGATTTTAGCAAAATCTTCATCTTTTATAGTGGAAGTATCAAAAGGTACTACATCTGGTTTTTTAACAGGGTCATTGCCCTTTTCACCTTTATCTACTGGTTTTGGTGTGACTTTTGGGTCAGCCATTTCAAGTCCTTTCCATGTTTTACGCCATGTCTGGCTTAATTAAACTTCAGAATACCATTGTTTTAAGAGAAGTGTCAAATATCAGTCATCAAGATTCTCAACGGAAACTTTAACTGGTGGTTTATAATTTGGATTTAATTCTGGAACAAACGCATTGATAGCGTGTTTACAATTTGGATGGAATAACCCCGCATCGGTAGCATCATCAACTGTGGGATAGCCTGGGGTTTCTCCAGTTAATGATAAAATCTGTCCTTCCCAAACAGCACACTCATCACAATCACAATGATGATTAGAAACTAAAACCAAGTCATAACCTAACTCAGCTAATCTATTAGCTGTTCCCCGATTCCTTGCTTCAGTACCTTTAGTGCTTATGAGCATATTTACATATCTCTCAAGCGACCATTTCCGCCCACCCTTATCAACTAAAGCAGTCAATCCACTCTCTTTAAGATCAGCAATAATGTTATTTCTAACCTCACGCCTAACCTTACCCGTTATATGACCCTCTAATAATCTGACTGTTATTTGATCCCTAACAGCCTTACCAAGAATAAACTTGGCATCATTTGCCACCCCCTGCATACTAAGAGCAAAAGCATCTTGTGTTTCACTAACTAGAGATTTGATAGCGCCTTGATGAATTCTGTTAAATCCAGATATTTTTTCTATATCTGCACCCTGGTATTTTAACTCTCTAACAGCATCTAAAGCACCACCCTTATAAAGTTTTTCAATTTCCTTTTCAACAAATAAATCAACATCAACTTTAAGATCAACTAAAATTTCCCTAATGTTTGAGAGAGTTTGTCTGCGTGTCCTAATCTTAAAATCTTTAATTGTTACAATATCTTTAACAACCTGTTTATATGCTTTTTTATAAGTGGAAATTAATTTAGCTGTCTCTTTGTCATTGAGATCTACTGGTAGAGTGTTGATTTTTCGCATTATTTTTCATCTGGTTTTACACTAGGCTCTGGTAAATCAATCTGAGTTTCTGCTTGAATATCAACTATTTTCTGTTCAGCCACTTCCTCATCAACTCCATCAATACGCATCAAAGCATCTTTGGTACTGGTTAATCCAGCATCAATACGCTTGGTTTCAACATCTACTTGCTCAACAATATCAACTGGAATACCATCAAACCATTCAATCTCAGGTCTAACTGCCTCTTTTTGTAGCTTAATTCCACCAACTTCAATATTATGAGCTTTAGCCAATAACTGAGCAATATAAACTACTTCTTTTAATCCTTCATCATAATAAAGTCTTTTCCTCTGAGCCTTAGCCATAGTCCTAATCAGTTTAAGTTTTAATGCTCTGCCTGAATCTGAAATACCTTTACCCATTCCTAAAATATCGGGTGAGGTTTCGCTCACCATAAATAAGAATTCAATTAACTTATCAACTTCTGCGATAGCTGAATCTAAATTAGCATTCCACACAATATACTCAGGTTTACCTTGTTTGCCCGTACTTCCGTCAGGCACTTCAATCATATTTAATCTTTCACGCTTTACCTTGCCATCCTCATCCAAAATACCCTCTGGAATCGCCAAAATGGGGTCTGAATGTTTATCTAGGATATTATCAACCTTGGTTATTCGGTTATTAATTGCATAGAATAATGGCTCTAAATCAAAATAATCGCTTGTTCCAAACCTACTAGAGCCTGTTTTCCAGTTAGGTACATGAACAATCAAATTTCTATCAATAAGTGTTTGCTCAACTTTAGGTAAAGCTAATCCAACCAATGCTGGATCAACTTCTGCCGCAATCTCATCACCATTCATTAAAAACACTTTATATTGAATTAATCCTGGGGTCTGTATCTCTTGATATAAATATTTTTTTGAGCCATGCTTAAATAGATAGGCAATTTCCTCTTTTTCTGGATTTGCTCTAACATTCATGCTTTGAGTATGTGGAAAATATATATTTGGTTGTGTGTCCTCAATTATGATTGTGGGTTTTTTATCCTCTGAATTTCTTTTACCAATTCTTAATTTATAAATTGCATCACCCTCAAATGAATTAGATAATGCACTTTCATAGTTCTGAACATTCAATCCATTTTCTTCCACCAACGCATCAACAAAATCTTGGTCACCATCATCAACTTTGAATTT